GAGTACAATGCTTCTATGCAAAGCTATCTGACCAACTTCAAGGTGATGCTTGGCAGTGAGGAGCAGGCGGCAGAAAAGCTGGCAGAGATCCGCAAAATGGCAGCCTCCACGCCATTTTCACTGGATGATCTGACCGACGGAACCCAAACCCTTTTGCAGTTTGGAATTGCAGTGGACGACACGACCGGTGTGTTGCAGCAGCTTGGAGACATCTCGCTGGGCAATGCGGATAAGCTCCAGACCCTGGTACGAGCTTACGGTAAGATGTCCAGTGCTCAAAAAGTCACGTTGGAAAACGTGACTATGATGATAGACGCTGGTTTCAATCCGCTGAATCAGATCTGCAATGCTACCGGCGAAAGCATGGCTGATCTGTACAAGCGAATTTCAGACGGCAAAGTCAGCTTTGCTGAGCTGGAATCTGCTGTTGCGTCTGCCACCAGCCAGGGCGGGCAGTTCTACAATGGCATGCTGGAAGCCAGCCAGACTTTCAGCGGCCGGATGTCCACACTGAAAGACAACGTCAGTGCGCTGACCGGGGAACTGACCGGCGGTCTGTTTGAAGCCTTGGGAGAGCTGGTCGTCAAAGTAAATGAAGCAGCTGTTTCTTTTCTGGACGACGAAGAAAAGATGTCTCAGCTCAAGGATACCCTTGGTAACCTTGCCTCCGTAGTGACCGCTGCAGGTACGGCTTTTGTAGCCTACAAAGGCTACCTGGCCCTTACCACAGCAGCAACGATCGCTCATACCACATATACCGCTGCCATGACCGCTGCCCACAAAGCCGCTGCAACGGGAGCAACGGGCCTTAAATTGGCGCTGGCAGCCCTCAATGCGGTCATTAACGCCAACCCTGTAGGGTTGTTGGTCTCCGCATTGGCCGCTCTGGCAGCCGGCCTTGTAACGGCGTATCACACCAGCGAGACCTTCCGCAACGTGGTAGGCATCGCCTTTGACTGGATCAAGGACAAAGCACAGACTGCCATCGGTGCGGTGGTGGATTGGATCAACGAACTGGTCGCAAAGCTCAAGGGTGCGGCGGCAGCTTTATCCAACCTGAAAAATGGATTTGAGGCAGCAAAACAGGCTTACAATGCCGCCTATAACGACTCCATGGACGGCTATAACCAGGCCAAAATGGACAAAGCTGCCCAGAAGCGCAAACAGCTCCACGAAGAACGAGTACGGCAATCGCAAA